CAACATTGAACTTATTATTTCTACGGTCACGAGTTATATAATCCCCAAAATTACCATTTTCAATTAATGGATTATTACGAACTTGACTTAAACTCATATATTTTGGTAAATTTGCATTTTGAATTGCATTAGTAATCTTATTAAACCCATTTCCAGATTTTCTAGTTAATCTAGGGATTGTATGAGGTTTACCACTTGACGGGCCTCCTGCACCCCATTGACTAGGATTTCTCAATTTATTATAAAAAGAACCAATAGTTCTACTCAAATCATCAAAATGTTTTGTACTATCTGACCTAATTTTATTAGCAGCACTAATAATACCATCTTTCATAATTCCCCATGATTTAATCATGATAGAATTAGCAGATTTAGTTTTAGCAACCATACTATTCAATTGAGCATTAGTTGTATTTTTAGCACTTGTTAAACCAGATTTGTTTTTAGCAACCATAGTATTCATACTTGTACGAACATTATTAGTCATTATAGACATCTTATTCTGCAAATTAGCAGTAATCGCAGATAATTGAGCAGTATCATTATTTCTAATAGTTTGATAAGCTAATTGGTCTTTCATAATCATTTGTTGCAAAGCATTTCCAGTTAATAAAGCAAGATTATCATAAGAACTGATAACATTAGCATTACCCTCATCAACCGCACTATTATCAATAGTCGGAGTTACATTTGAAGTATTTTCCATAGGATGTGATAATTCTGATTGAACACCAATGCTAGTTTTCAAAGCATCTTCATTAGGCAATATATTACTTGTATCAGTTTCAAGTGTTGGATTACCAAATCCTTCAACAATAGCCTCCCCCATTGTTTTAGCAGTATCATAAGCTGACTTAATTTTATCTCCAACACGAGTAATCATATTGACAAACTCAGTAACAACACTCTCTTGAATAATACCTGGTGAATGAATACCCATTGCATTTAATAACCCATTCACAATATTTTGTCCAATTTCAGTAGCCTTTTGCACAAGTTCACTACCAGCATCCATAATTCTTGATCCAATGTTCATAAATTCAGTATAAACTTTTTCAGGCAATTGACTAACATTATTGATTACTCCACTTACCATTTCAGAATCTTTACTAATTGCAGTAGAAATCCATGATGCACCAGCACTAGCAATACGACCAATAATATCTATTAAATAAGAAGCAAAACTACTAGGCAAACCACTAACAAAACGTATAACTCCACTAACAAATCCTCTACCAGCGCTAATTGCTTTCGCAAGAATGTTTGCTGCCCAAGACCGTACTCTATTAATAATGGTAGTTAATACTAAAGCAAACATTTGAGATAAAGTAGTCCAAATCATAGTCAACATTGTTTGTAAGCTAATTTGACCATTTAAAAACAATGTAAATGTATTAATTAACATAGTCAAAGCAGTTGAAACAATATTGAATACCATTATTAAAGTTTGCCATGCGTAAATGAAGCTAGACAAGTAAAAATTAACAATTGTTGAGAGAATATCAATAATCGGTTGAATAGCAGTTACAATAGTAGTTATCACTCCACCAATAAATCCTGCAATTGCATTCCAAACAGTAGAGAATACTTCTTGAACTTTCTGTAAAGCAGGAACAATACCCGGACTACATCCAAGGAGTATACAAACAATTGGTTTTAAAGCATTGTAAATACCTTGACCGATAGGAAGAGCGGCATTATAAATAGCTTGGAAAACACCAACAACAGTACCAATAACACTTTTCAAACCATTCCATGCATCACCAATGCCATGAATTATAGTAGAAACAACATCCCAATTATCTCCAGTACTGACATTGAAAAATTGAAGAACAGATTTAATAGCTCCCATTATTTGCCCTCCAAGCCATGATAAACCACTACCTATAGCTTGAAGAGCAGCCTGAACGTCAGGATGATTAATAAATGCATTCCATAACCTATTTACTCCACTCCAAACAGCACTTAACATACTAGGAATATCCTTCCACCATCCGAAATATTTCCCTACTTCATATACAGCAGCTGCTAAAGCAATTAATGCAATGACTACCCAAGTAATTGGATTTGCAAGTAATGCTACATTCAATGCTAAAACACTAGATAAAAAGCCCTCATTAGCAGTCATAGCTGCAACTGTGGCTGCTGCCTGAGTATCTTTTGCAATTGCATTAGCTTTTTCAGCAATAGTATTTGCTAACGTACTAATAGTTAATGCATCTTCAGCACCAGTCATCAAACCCAAGAATACTAATGCTGATTTAGTTGCACCTGCAAGGCTACCTAATACGGATAATGCTGGGGCAATACTTGGAGCAAGAGTAGCAAAACCACTAGCAACAGCCATTGCACCATAAGCATATTGCATCCATTTTTTACCCCTTTGGTCTAATGCACCATCACTATCTGCATCAAGGAAACTCAAGAGAGAGGTTAATGCTTGATCAAGATAAGGCTTGAAATCCTCTCCAATACTTCTTCCAGCAACACTCCACATTTTCTTCAAACTGGTTAATTTACCATGTGTGGTATCCATCATGCCAGAAACATCTCCACTTTGATCAAGTGCTTTTTGTAATGCTGATGTATACCCAGCAATATCTTCTGCTGAACCATCCCATCCAAGTTCCTTGAGTTTATCTTTAGTAATACCAAAATTTTCTTTAAGTGTTTCAAATTCTCCATTGAGTCCTTTTCCAGCAGATTGCATTACTGTCATTGCATCCTCACCTTCTTTCCCCATGAGAATTGCTCTTTGACCTAAATTAAGTACAATACCTTCCATGTTGGATAATTGGTCTCCAGTTGCCCCAGTCATCTGTTTCACTACAGAAAGTGACTGAGCCAGTTGATCTAAAGAAACAAGAGACGAATTAGTGTCAGCATCCATCTTGTCCCACAAGCTCACAGATGTGCCATTTAATTTAACCATAGTAGTATCTGCATTTAACAACGCATTAGACAAAGAGTGAATTCTGTCACGGCTTATGGATGCTCCAATAGTCATATCTGATAATCCTTTTAGAGTAATTCCACCTAACACTGAAGATGCAATACCTCCCAAACCACTGAAAGCATTTCCTAAACTTGCTATTTTTGACCTTACTGTTGATAATGCACTTGAAAGATTAGATTTAATAAATCCTCCAAAACTTGAGACTTTAGATTTTAATCCATCCCATTTTGAGCCTAAATATGTTGGAATTGCATTACCTACAACTTGGATCTTACCACGTAAACTGTCAGTGTTGGTTCCGAGTAATTGCAATTTGGATCTACTATAATCAAGACTTCCAGACCATGTTTTAGTCACATCATCTAAAGAGTGGAATTTGGAAACTGCATCTTGACAGCCTTTATTTAATTCATAGAATATTTTAGGATTATGTGCGTTAGATAATCTAGTTAACCATTCTTGAGTCTCTTTATCTAACATATTGAATTTAGTAATGCTATCCTGAACACTTTTATTATATCTCTGAAATTGACTTGCCCCTTTACTGGTAACAGAATTTGTTGAAACAGCAACATTTTTGATTTGAGAGGATAAATTAGTAAGTTGTTGTTTTGTCATTTGAGCTGATTGACTTGCTTTTTGATTAGCTTGTTTTGCTGCATCACCAAATCTTTTAACATTTTCTTCATTTTGTTTGAAAACTTGACTTGCTTGGTCTTCTGCTTTGAGTATGATTTCAATCATTTCACGTGCTGCCATTTTACCTTGTCCACCTCCTTTTTAACCTAATTCTTTTTGAATAAAAAAAAGAGGAGTATACTAAAAATTAAAAAAAATTTAGTATACTCCTCTATCTCATTTTCCTTCTTTGTTTTTTCATTTCTTTTTCTTCCGCTTCAGCTATCTCTTTATCCAATTTTGCTCTTCCTTTTAAAATGAATAATCGTTGAGCATAAGTTAGATTTCGTTGTGTTGTTGCTAAAGGATAACCCCTATAATCAAGCAGTATTATTTCCTGTGCCTCTTCAGTCTTCAGGAAATTCGTCCACATCATCCTCTAATTCAACAATTGCAGCATCAGAAACACCACTAATTTCACGTACTTTTTCATATATTTCATCAAAAGCATCGTTTGGTAATTTTTTGATTGCCTCTCTAGAAGGTGGTTTTTCATATCCTGGATTATTAAGAGACATGTGAATAGCATCTACTCTAGCTTTGAATTCCGCATCACTGTTTTCTTTAATATTAAATGAAAGTTTAGATTCAATATCTGCAATTCTTTGTTTACGTGAATAAGCACCAGCTGATTTTGCTTTTTCATTAGTTACATAATCTCCTAATGATTCTTGTCGGATACTGTTTGTTTTTTCCCATTCACCTTTTGATAAAGGTCTTAAGTACATTGTATCATCTAAAGAGTCAATGCGTACTTCTTTGTACTCTTCTACTCCATTTAATATGTCTTCTACAGTTAAAACCATAATTTTATGCCTCCTCTAATATGATTGTGATTTCATTATTTAAACTTGATACTTCTATTGTATCTGTGTAATCAGTATATCCTGTTGCAATTACAGTAATTGTTTGACTTCCTTCAGGTACATCTTGTAAAGTACATCCTCCTGCACTTCCAGTAGTTGATGAAATTTCATCAATGCTTACTGTTGCACCTTCAATAGGATTGGTTCCATCGGTTACAGTTACACTTAAATTTGTTGTTTCAGGATTCACCTGAGAATTAGGGAGTTTCATCAACTCCCATTTCAGGTACATTATTGATTAATTGAACATACATATCAGTGAAGACTTTTGTAGTGTTATCTGCAAGAGTAATTTCACTATTTCCAATACTTTGTAAGTTTAATGTTGCTTCTACTCTGTCTGCACCTTTTAAATCGAATTCAGATCTAAGGGTACAATTTGGGAATTCAATAATTAGTTTTTGGGCGGGGTTTTCACATTGAATTACTTCTAATTTCATTCCAACAGTGAGAACTCTACATCTGTCTGGTTGACGTGCATCTGCTTGACCATAACGTGCATCCATGATAGTTTTATAAGATCTTCTATTGAGTGTTGTTGCAAGTGATAAATTAATTGTTCTTTTTTGTGCTTGAGGATGTTCCTGTGGGAAACGAGACCCTAAGCCTATTGTTCCTTCTTGATCATGATTGTTATTTCCTTCCATGCTCCAACTTGTTTGAGTTGCACCAGGTTTTTTATAACCCTCACCATCTTTACCATCCAGGTAAACAAAGACATCATAGAATCTTACTGGGATTTTACTGTTTACTAACTCTTCAGGTTCGATGAAATCCTCATTTTCTTCAAGAGTCCTATAAGTTTCTGTTGAGTATAACCAATCAACATTAACATCCATTGCTCCGTCAGATACTTCTAATTTTAACCCATCAATGAGTAAACCGAATAATGCTAATTTGAGTTCATCGTACATTGCAATTCCAGAGAAACTAGGTAACTCATGGTTTTCTCCTCCCCAAAATTCATGTATATGTAAATCATCCTCTCCAGTAGTATGTAAGTAATGATCAAGGAATCCATACAAGTAATAGGTTAATCTTTGAAGGTCTACTTTTGCACTTGTAGATCCATTAGGTTTGGCTGCTCCAGCCCAGAAAATTTCATCGGTTCTACCTCCACCATCATCTGTTTCTACTTCATCTCCTAATTCAAAATTTACTTCAGGCATTTTTTGAAACCAGTCAATATTTACATCATCGACTGGTTGTACTTCACTAATATAATCGTCTTCAACGGTTAATCCGAATCCACGTGCCATTTTATTTCACCTTTAATAATAGTTTTATTTTTTTAACAATCATTTTCCCAATCAACATCAAATAAAAAGTCTAGGATTAAACCTGTGACTGGGATTTTATCTCTTTTCTTTTCAACATTAATTTCTCCAACAGGAAGTAATGAATTGAACTTTACATTATGAATAATTCTATCTTCAAATTTTTCATATTGGAGTCTGCGATAATTTTTTTTAATAGTTATTGCTACATTTCCAGCTAATTTTTTTGCTAATTTTTCAGCAGTTTCAGGGTCGGGGTCGTATTCAATACAGACAAATTCTATTGTATATTTCAATGTTAATTCTTGACTTAAGTTATCATCACTAGCAGCAGTGATTGGGTGTTGTATGATCCATATTCCTGGTGTGTCTACGCCATATTCGTTGTTGTATATAGTGATGACATCATTTACGTTTTCTAGTAGTCCGTTTTCTTGTCTTTCATGTTCAATACAATCTTGGACTATTTCAAAAATATTGTCTATTCTTTCATATATATTCAATTTAGAACCTCCCTTACTGCTTTAATGAATAAGTTTCCGAGTTTACCTTCGACTTCAGCTATGCTTCTTTCCACGATTTTTTGAGGTTTTTGTCCTCTTATCATTCTAGTATATACCATTTGCCCACCTACTTGGAATGCCATAGGTTTGCCTATGTGTTTACTGTAGATAGGTGTGTTATAAGGCCCGTAAACACCAGTACCATCATTTACAAATGTTACATAATGGGCTGGTGATTTAATTTTTACTTCCTCTCCTGAAGTATAATCAAATACAAACCAACCTTTAAGCAGACCATGGTCTACAGGACTGTTTTTTTGCAATCGATTAATCATGTACTGACTAGCTAAATTCAATCCTTTTTCTTTTATTTTTGGGATTTTTTCATTTAAGTTAGTTAAGTGTGATTTATCGATTGTTATTCTAACAGTCACCATTTTTTAATCACTCTCCAGTTATTGCGTAGAATGATACTTTGTCGCTTTTGTATGATGATTTTTCTTTGATAAATGGAGTTAAATCTTCTTTTAAATCTTCAGTGAATATTTTTGAAGATGAGACACGTGTGCCCCAGTCTGTTACTATTGTTCGGGGTGTGTCTCTTCTTTCTATAGCTAATGAAATCATGTTTGCTGTGAGTCTTAAGCATACATTTTGTACTGCATCGGGAACGTTATCATTTTTGAATTGATTGTTAGTGTATGATTTAATCATATCTTCAGATTGAGAAATCCACTTTTCAAGAATTTCATCTAATTTACTGTCATCTTCTGCTGATAATTTTAAATGTTTAGGTTGAATACCCGTAAATTGTTTTACATCATCTACATCAATCCACATAAAAAAATCATACTCCTTAATTATTCATCATCAACAAATTTAATGTAAACTCCGGCAGCCCTCAACTCTTCATTAGCTATGACATACAATGGATAAATAGTTCCATTAATTGCAGATGAATCAACATAGAATTTTTGACCTACCAAAGCAGAATTAACCGCTTCAGTTATTATAATTTGGATACAATTATCTTTTGTTTCTCCAGTTGGTTCGACAACTCCACTGTTCATTTGGTTATTTCCTTCTGAATCACTATAAAATTCAAAATTTCTTGTAACTGGAGTTTCAGGTTCGGGTTCTGGAGTAGTATCCTCAGAATTTAATGTATCAGCAAGATAATTCCATCTATCAGATTCGCTTCTGCGGAGGTGTGGTCCTAACTGATGCCATTTTTTTAAACCTTCAATAAACTCAGCAAGATAATTCCATCTATCAGATTCGCTTCTGCGGAGGTGAGGCCCTAACTGATGCCATTTTTTAAGACCATCTACCTCACCAGCAAGATAATTCCATCTTTTATAGAAGCTTCTGCGTAATTCAACGGATAATTCATGCCATTTTTTTAAAGCCATACAAAATCACATTTTTATACTTTGGCTTCGTCTTGGATTACATCCATTTCACTTAAATCTAATTGAGCAGTAGTGAAACTGGAATTCCATTCAAGACTTACATCACATCTAGTTCTGAAATAGAACTCAGTTCTTTCTAATTCCGGTAAACGTTTAGGTTCCATTTTAACATCTTTATAAACACCCCATTTCCAAAGGTCTGGAGTACCCCCAACAACAGGAGCATAATTGAGAATTTCTCTTGCTTCCTCATCATCCAATATTGGAGAGTATTTAATAGGATATTTTTTATACATTAAAGGAGCATCACCAGTTTGCATCTGGTCACCTAATTGGGTATTACGTGATTTTAAAAGGTTCCTGTATGCATCTTCAACCTCATAAGGAACATAAATAGCAAATCTACTCATTAATTTGGATTGTCTGATACGTGGAGGAACATTACGGATAATACTATCAAATAATGCTTCAATAGTATCTTCATGCACATTGAAATCAACTGCATTACCAGAAGCTTTTTCACTGGATTTAAGTGTTTTAGTGGATTGTTTAATCCAACCGTCATAAGTATGATATAAAGGTTGATCAGTATAATCAAGACTAGTATCACCATATACTGCGATAGCTTCTAAATCCTCACCAATTTTATCACCCATCATAGATAATAAAGTGGTCTGGAATTGTTCACCTTCAATGTTGTCTTCTAAATCATCGTCATCAATGAATGTTTTTGCTCTTAATTTGTGAGCGGTTAATTCGGATTTACCAAATCCAATTACAGCAGGATTTAAGTTAGCATTAGTTTGTCTAGAATCTTCCATGTAACCATCTTGTAATACTCTGCCTTCTATGAGTGTTCCAGTAGTGATTACATTTTCACGGTTCATTTTTTTGTATGCTGCATCTTTCAAGATTGATGTGTTGAATTCAACATCTCTCATGAATTGGTTAAATTGTTCACGGTCTAAGATTCCACCATATTCAGCCATGTCTTCACGCATGGATTTACTTGCACCTGTAGTGTTACGAGCAGTGATTGCTTTTAAAATTGCATTCATATCTACCATTTTATCACCTTAAATTGTTTTTGCAGTTCCATCTGGGTTTCTACCCATTGCTTTGTAAGTGCTAATTTCTTCTTTAGGAGTTGGATCACCATTATTGTGTAATGGTCTGCTTTTACTAGCTCCTTTCTTTTTCTTTACGGGAGGTTTGGTTTCACCCTCACCTTCTTCCTCTTCCTCGTCTTCAGGATTTTCAGGAGGTTTGGTTTCACCGTTATTAGGATTAGGTTTGTTTTCACCTTCGCCTTCCTCCTCTTCCTCTTCCTCTTCATTCTTTCCTTTAGATTTACTGGAACCCACTGGTTTTAAAACTTCTTTTAATGTTTTAGTGAAGTTCTCTTCCATTGATTTTAAAGAAGATTCAAATTTCTCTTCCATACCATCAATTTTTTCATCCAATTCATCAACTTGACTCTTAAGTGCGGAAACTTCAGCTTCCTCACTCATTCCCAAAGCATTTAAAACTCTAGCTTTCATTTTCTTAGTGTCATCAGACATATTTTCACCTAAAATATCATGTTTGCAAAACTTACTATGATGCTGACATGGTTTACGAGTTAAACTAACAGACAGGACAACAGGATCCACCACATCTTTTATCAAACCATCAATACTATGACTTTTACACGCACCCATAAACTCAGAATAAGTAAGAATTCGACTTTTCAAAGCTGAAATCAACCTATCAGCTACTTCACGATTCTTAACTGTTGGACTATAACCATTATATCCACCATCCAAAGCAGTCTGCACCGCTACAGGATCAGTGATACGGGTAGATAACATCCATGTACCTTTAGGGTAACTTTTCTTAGAACCGTTAAGTAAAGTTAAATCAGTGTCTTTTTCAAGAATAAAAGATTCTACCGGTTTTCCAATGGTATGGCCAGTGAACTCGAATTTGTGTTCATCATCACTCAAATGGTAGTCATGGTAAGTTTTTTCAAAATTTTTTATTTGTTCGACTGTTAAAGGAGGTTCACCACGGCTAAAGTCACAGTCTGGAATACCAGGTATCATGACTGGAGCAGTGAGTATTACTGAACCGTCCTTTTCCTGGGTTATTACATTCCTTTTGATAGTAACGACTCCTCCCTTTTAAAAAAGATAGTTTTATGGAAATATGAATGAGAACTCAAAATTCAATCTAATTATTTTTTTTATTTTCTTTTCCCCTATGATTCCCTTTTAAAAAAATGAAAAAAGCGATGAAACAATATTTTTTAAACCTATACCTTAAAATTTTAAAAAAAAATTTTCTTTTTTTTTTAATGGATGGGGGGAAAGAGAATATAATTTTTATTTTAGATAAAAAAAATTAAGTTCTCTTCAATATACACTGTAAGGAATAAAATTCCGAAATAAAAAAAAGATAGTTTTAGTAGATGTGATGGGATTCGAACCCATGTAGCAACTAATACAATGAATCCTAAGTCCATCTCCTTTGACCACTCGGACACACATCTAAAAAAAAAAGTTTAGTTTACATATAAAAATAGTATCAAACTCATTTAAATAAATTTAGAGAGACCATTTGAAAAGTAAAAAAATAAAAATTAGAAAATAACTTTAGGATCATGCCCTTCAAAAAATTCATCTGGAAGAGGGCCACGTCCAGGGCAGAAATGAGGGTTTTCTTCAATAGTTTCAGAAATTAAATTATTATCTTTATCATACAATCTAACTCTACGATAATCATTCATATTACAAGAATTTAAACCTCCAAAATCCCCACGTTTTACATTTCCAAAATCTATTTTTGCACACATTCCATTTGGAAAGTTTATAATTTCTTCAGTATGATCACCAACAAAAGATAACATAGTTTACCTCCTTAAATCATTAAATAATCTCCGTAAATCATTATAATTATTTATGTAATCCATAATATTTATATCATATTCTTTTTCACATTTATCTACCAATTCATCAAGATAATCCCAATCTTTAATAATACCTTCAAACTGAGGATGTAATTCTATGAAGATTAATAATTCTAACAATAAACCTAATCGTCCTGTACCTTCATAAGCTAAATTTTGACGTAAAGCCCTTTGTTTAATGTAAAACCTTCTAAGAGGTTTATTATTTTCTTTTCTCATTGAAGATTTCCATTGATCATAAACTATAGGGTCAATATATATCTCAATCATAATACTTCTTAAAATAGATGGGATATACTCATTTAACGATAATATTTCATTAATATTTTCCTCTAAATAATCCTCATCGATTAATCTATATTTATTATCATAACTTATACGAACCATTTAATACACCTTAACTTACTAATTCAATTTCAATTATTTTATTTTCTTCATCCACATTATGAGTAATGTATTTTTGATTTGGACTAAGCAAATATTCACATTCACCAGGTGCTGTTGAAATATCATCATTTAATGCCACTCCTTTAGTTCCTTTAGGAGCATGTATTTTAAGGATCCATCCTTGAGACCCATCAATATCTGTATACTCAGCAAAATCACTTGCAGTATCTACATTATAAGAAGTGCTTGTTAGTGTTTTCAATTTTCTTGTTTTCCCATCTGGAATAAACATGGTCAAATCAACTTTATCATCACGAGTCCCTCTAAAGAATAAAGTGTCTTCTTGTATGCATTTTTCTTCAGGCATATTATCAATTAAATCAATTAATTCATCAGTAGATTCTTTCAATTTGTTAACTGAAGAAAATTCTCCATACTCTAAATCAATTTCTTCTCCATTTAAATATTGATTCATTGAAATATTTGCATCTCCAGACCAAGTTCTAGCTAACTCTTTATTATGTGCATTTAATTTTTGTCTTTCTACCATTTCATCTATGGCTTCTTGTGATTCATTAGTACGGTTAACATATTTCTTGTTATTTATTGTTGAATGTTTTGTTTCTTTTATTTCATCAACATTTTTATCCCATTTAGATTTTTCTCTTCTTGGAATGTCATCAAAAATATTCTTTTTCTTAGTTTTACCCTCTAATTTTAAAGTATCCTCAATTTTAGATAAGTTAAACTTTTTCTTAAGTTTAGGATTATTATTTAATTTTTTATATCTAATCGCATCTTCATGAGACAATTTCCCATTTTTCACTAGTTTTTTATCTAATGAATCAAATTCTTTCTGATTTTCAAGTAATTCTAATTTTTTACGATTTTTGAATCCTTTTAATTTACCTTCTATTTCTAAACTTTTTAATTTTTTATATTCAGAAATATCTTTTTTATTAAAATATTTTCCTTCTTTAAGAGGGATTTCTTCAGATAAAATTTCATTAGGTATTTTTAGTTTTTTCTTCCATTTTTTCCTTATGGCATTGAAAGCTTTTTCTTCAGATTTATCAAGAAGTTCACCATCAATTTTTTTATTGTATAAATAATCAAATGTAGTTTTATCTTCATAGAATTCTAGTTCTTTTAGTTCTTTTGAACTTAATTTTTTACCGTTTAAAGCTAAATCTGTTTGTTTCCATTTTAGTTCTTGATTTCGTTTAACTTCTTTTGGAGTTAATTTAAATCTTTCACTTTCAATATCCCACCATTTTTTATAAGGAGTTGTTGTTTTAGGTTTAAATCCATCATTTAATACTTTTTCAAGAACTTTAGCTTTTTCAGGATAATCTTCTGCAAATGATTTTTTATTTCTTAAATATTTTTTCATAGATTCAGCTAAATCTTCTGAATAAATTCTATGCCCATATGCCCTATTTGCAGGAGAATTAGATTCCAGCGCTGCTTCCGTAAACCCGTATGAATATTCAGTGACATAAGTTTCTTTTAATCTTTTTCCTTGGGCTAATAATCTTTTTTGGTCTTTTTTAAATGCTAAAACGTATTCTTTACTGTTACTAATGTAATATAATTGGTCTTTTTCAAGGTTATGTGTAGCTTCATGAACTATTGTATCTATAGTTTCGTTTAGTGTCTTTTTGAATTCTATAATACGGGTGCCCTCACCTTTTTTAACATATCCTCCATATGTGACGGTAGGGTCTATTTTACTAATAGGATTTTGACTACTTAGAACTATTTCATTTGTATTTTGCAATTTTTTGGGTAATTTCTTATAGTTCTCATAGACATGAATTACTCTTGAATGGTCCATATCTGCTGATTCATAGATAGTTAAATTCTCTTTTTTAAAGTGGTATTTGATGAATTTTTCATCAGTGTTGAAGGGTTCAAATTGTTTAGTTTCAGGATTATAACAATGATAATTATCTTTTAATGCATCATTTTTCCACCCTCCTTTGAGGAGTTTAGGTTCGATTGTAACTTTGATATTTTTGTCTTTGATTATTTTTTCATATTCTGAAATATCAAGAGCATAATCGTCTAACTCTTCTTTAGCCAGTTCTAGAAAATCCTCTCCTAATTCTTTAACACTTTCTTTGGATTCTATCATGGTTGCTGCTGAGTGGTCTAATTGATCAAGTTTATTGTAATTTTTAGTTTCAAGAGCTTCTTTTAAGATGTCATGATTTTTCTTAAGTTTATGATAATATTCTCGTTCATTAGGAGGTAATCTGTAAATATCAAAATCAGATTTTCTTAGTTCTTCTATTATTTCGCCTTCAGATGGAAGAGATTTAACTTCTTGATTTGCAAGTTCGATTAACTCATCTTGATTCCAGTTGTCTAGTGTTGGTATTAAGTCTTTTTCGTGGAACTGTGCCATTCCAGGTGGTGCTATGTAACCGTCTGGTATGATATATGGAACGTTTCCACATCTACAGTTAATCCATTCATGTATAGGGCCTTTGGTGTCTCCGGGATATTGTAGGCCGTTACTGTAGGTTCCGCCTAGTGGTATGATTTCTCCATCCATTATAATGTGGTTGGCTTTGTCTTTTGGTTTATGGCCTCTTACTCTACTGTCGTGTGCTGATGTCCATTGTGTGTATTGTACGCCCATTTCCTGGTAAATGTTCATTATTCCCATTTGGTGGGCGTTGTGTATTTCTGTACGTGCTATACGCTTAGATTCCCATGTTTGTAATTGTTGGAATCTGTTTTCTATATTGGCTGCTACTTTGTTTATTCCATGACCACTCTTATACCCATCACTTATAATCTTGTTGATGTCACTGTCAACACGATTCATAGTGTTTTCACTTGCAGTGAAAGATTGATCTAATAATTTTTGTTGTGTCCAATCATTAGTTCCGAATAACTCATCTTTATCAACTTTTAAGTTAGCTAATTTGTTAACTTTAATGGTATTGGATTCACTTTTGAAACTGGATAATGGTTTTCTAGCAAGATTAACTAATCTTCGGCCTTGTTTATAACCTGAATCATATTCTTTAATATTATACTCACGTAGAATATTATAGTATTCCTGTTGTGATTCAAATATTGGGGCTAAAATAAGGTCTAGTTGGCCTTGTAATAACACTCCATCATTATCTGGCCAGTATTCTTTTAGTTCATGTATAACTTTTTCTTTTAAGCTTTTGAAAAATGAGTTTAAATCATATTCCAATGCTTTTTCTAAGTTTAAGCTACGAACATGACTAATCTTCGAGGCCAATATTTGTTTTTTCAGTTCTGTGGAAGTTATTGCCATTTATTTGTTCACCTCTTAACTTCCTTTCTACGTTTCCGAGAATACTATCCATTTCACGATATGGATTTTCTTCATTACTCCAAACTCTTTCTAGTGGAACTCCATTAATGTATCTTGCTGTTAAATATGGGTCATCACGGTTGTCTATACTTAATCCGAAGGGTTCACCGAAATTATCAATTAAATCAATGATAGTCATTGCTCCACGGGCGAATAAGAAGTCAGCTAATTCAATATCTTTACTGTAATCTATTGGGTCTACATCAACAATTTTGAATTCCCAACTGGTTATTTCTAGTTCTTCTCTTAGTTGGTTTATCATGGATTCTGCATCTGCTTTTATTGTTGCTATTGTACCGTATTTATATGATTGTTTAGTGTTTTCACTGTTAGTTCCATTCAGGTTCCCTGCATCAAAGATTCCTAGCCTTGATGGGTCTACTTGATGGCTGTGTATACATTCATCTCTGATGTCTTTACGGTACATTCTGAAGTGGCCGTCTTCAGTTTGAACAGATAATGGTGTGATTTTGATTTCAACGTTTCCTTCCTCTCCTTCTGAAGGAATTGTTACACATAATGCACTGTGAGGATGTTTGATAATTTGTTTTATTTGCTCTCCAATTTTATAACGTAATGTTTGTGTTTCATCATAATTTGGATTTGCTACTTTTTCTCCATTGTCACCTTCAATATAAGGTTCCTCATCATAATCGATGAAATCTCCTGTTACGGTAACTGCGAATTTCGGCATTCCCATGTTCTTGAAAAAGCTTACATTATATGCTACTGCGGATAAGTCTCCTTGGATTGATGGTATTACTGCTATTATTGGTGGTCTTCCATAATAACTTGTACCTGGTGCGTATTGCATAGTCCATAATAACTCATTAGCTCTTTCCTCTTCAGATAAACTATTGTAAGGGTAGAATTCACCAGTGTCTGCATGAACATCACAAAGATTACCATTTTCATCATAGTTTTTACCATATATTACGTACCATACTTCATTTCCTAGGTTATCTTGGAATAGTACTCTTTTTTCATCGTAGTGACGTCTGAGAGTATGAGCTGGAATGTGATTTAATCGTGTTATTGGTGATTCACTGACGGATTCTCGGATTACTTCTATTGCACCGTAACCTATGCTTCTACGGTCGTATAGGCATCTTCTTATATGTGTGTTGATTCCGGGTTTACTTGCATCTAGTATTTCCATGAATCTTTTTTTCTCTGCTTCGATTGGTTCTCTGTCCATTATTGGTGAGATGTCATAGTTTATTCCACCGGCGTCTGTACTTACTGCGTTTACGCACATTTCGTGATAACTGTAGATGTCAAGTAGATCTACTAGGTAGTTTGGATTGTACTTAGGTTCTTGAATATTTTTTCCTACTGTTAAATTCTTTGGAGGTACTTGTTTACTTCCAGTTTTTGGGTCAACCTCTGCTTTACTTGCACCTACACGGTATTTATTCATCTCAAGTTTATCAATTACATTAA